CGAGGCAGTAATTTTGCCAATGCTGGTCGCTAATACTTCAGCGGTCAATGCATACAAGCTGACAGCAAATGTCGCTACCTATTACACCCAGCGCGATCACTACTTTGTCGCGGGTCAATCTGTCGTAGTTGCCGGGCTTCCTGCGCCATTTAGCGCGACAGTGACAGTCACTGGCAAACATAACAATACCGATGCGATGAACCGCCGCTATTACTTTACAGCTGCAATCACAAATGCCGATGTGACAGTGCGCGACATCATCCCAGCTGGCACTGCCACACTTTCAGGCTATTCAGCCGCTCAAATTTATGCAGGCAACGATGCAATCGAATCAGCCATCCTGGCGGTATCGGTCGAAGTATTCCAATCACGCGTAGCAGCTGGCGGCCAAATCGAAGGCGTAGATTTTGCCAGCACCCCATACAGAATGGGTCGCAGCTTGACCAACCGCGTATCAACTTTGCTTATGCCATTCCTCGATGTCGAGACAGTGGTGCAGTAAATGCCAGCATCGACTTTGGCTGGCACACGATCAACACTAGCGGCCGCCTTTAATTCACTAGCTGCCACAAGCTACGGATATGTGCCTGAATCGCCAATCCCGCCAGCAATCGTCATCGTGCCATCATCGCCCTACCTGGAGCAGCAACTCATCGGGCGCTCGGTCATCAAAGTCAAAGTGAACTTCACTATCACTGCCATCGTGGCATATAACTCAAACCCTGCATCCCTGGATAACCTGGAGCAGCTCATCATGGGAATTCTTGCAGCTATACCTGCGGGATATGTGGTTGGAAATGTAGATCGGCCAACCCCATTAGAAGTCGGCGCAAGCACAATGCTTACAGCCGACATCAATGTATCTACGACCTATACTCAAACAAGCTAAGGAGCAAAAGTGCCAACAACGATCATTACGGGTCGCGATCTAGTCCTAACGATCGCGAGCACTAACTACGATGCGCAGGCAACAAGCGCAACACTCGCAAACTCACCAACCATCGAGACATATCAAACCCTTGATGGCAAGGCATACAAGCACATCGATGACCAATGGACATTTGATGTGTCAATGCTTGCAGACTGGGGCGCTTCAGGATCGCTATGCGAAGCCCTTTGGACTGCGTGCGAAACTGCACCGAATACCACTTTGGCGGTATCGCTAACAGCTGTATCGGGCGCGGTCTTTGCGTTCAATGTGATGCCAGTATTCCCAGCAGTGGGCGGTACTGCACCTGATGCGCAGACAGTGGATTTGTCATTCACAGTCGTGGGAACACCAACCGAGACATTTAGCTAAAAAAAGAAACGGGAGCAAAAATGAAACTACCAATAACAATTGAATTCAATTCGGGCGAGGTTGCCACATTTGTGGCAGCCCCACCTGAATGGGTGAAGTGGGAAAAGAGCACAGGCAACATCATCAGCCAAGCGCAGGAGAAGATAGGGCTATCCGATCTCATATTCCTGGCGTATCACGCCATGAAGCGCGAAGCAGCTGGGAAGCCTGTGAAGCCAATCGATGTCTGGACTGAAACAGTCGCAAATGTCGAGGTCGGTAACTCTGACCCAAAAGCTACCCAGTCGGAAGCCTAAGCCGAACCCTTTGGGATTTGGCAATCGCGACAGGATTACCGACTAGCGAATTTACAAGTGCTGAAGATGTAATGACAGCGCTGGAGATATTAGAGAGGCGAGCCGATGGCAAGTGAGGGAATCAGCTATGACAAGGCTGAACTGCGTGCCATCGCTCGATCCTTTAAGGCGATGGATGAAGAAGCGCTTAACCAAGCCAAAAGCAAATCAAACGCCCTTGCCGAATTTGTATCGGATAAGGTTAAGAGTGCAGCACGCAACGCGCGATCCATCCCAAAGGTATCGACTCGAATCGCTGACGGCTCAAAAGTATCTAAATCATCCAAGCTGGGCGAAATCTCATACGGATTCGCGGCGCAAAAATTCAGCGGTGGTGCAACCACTCGTGACCTTTGGGGCGGGGCAGAATTTGGCTCGAATAAGTATAAGCAATTCCCAGTATGGAGTGGTCGTGAGGGTCGCGGTTCGCGTGGATGGTGGATATATCCAACTCTGCGCAGTATTCAGCCTGACATCGTGAAGAAGTGGGAAGAAGGATTCTCCGAGATAGTTAAGAGGTTCGATTAATGGCAGGAAGTAGAACGCTCAAACTATCCATCCTGGGCGATGTAGATAACCTCAATAAATCACTCAAGGCCGCGACAAATGATGTCGAGACTTTTGGCGATAAGGTATCAAAGGCTGGCAAGGTAGTCGGCGCTGCGCTGGCCGCAGCTGCCGCAGCCGCTGGCGCTTACGCCATCAAAATCGGCGTGGATGGGGTCAAAGCCGCCATCGAAGATGAGAAGGCACAGACACAGCTAGCCCTGGCGCTAAAGAACGCCACAGGGGCTACAGAGGGCGCAATTGCCGCCACTGAAGAATTTATCTTGCAGCAATCTTTGGCCAGTGGTGTGGCAGATGATGAGCTGCGCCCAGCCTTGCAGCGCCTTGCGCTATCGACAGGCGATGTCAAAAAAGCCCAGGATTTGCTCAAGATCGCAATGGATGTATCCACAGCTACAGGCAAGCCACTTGAAGCGGTAGCCAATAGCCTGGGCAAAGCCTATGACGGCAACACCACAGCACTGGGCAGATTAGGCATCGGCCTATCAGCTGCCGAACTTAAAACCATGTCATTTACTGATGTCCAGGGCAGACTTACAGATTTATTTGGCGGCGCAGCTGCGGCAAATGCTGACACCTATGCAGGCCGAATCGCTCGTATGCAAATTGCTTTTGATGAAGCCAAAGAGACTATCGGCTTTGCGCTTTTGCCTATCCTGGAAAAGCTGATGAAGTTCATCAATCAAATTGCTACGCCAGTTTTGGAAACACTGAACAAAGGCTTTGACGATAAGAGCGGCCTGGGCTGGTACATCACCTATGTCTCAAAGGTAATCTCAAGCATTTTCATTCCAGTGTGGAATGGCCTAGTGAGCGCCTTCAATAGCATCAAGAATTCAATCGGTGACAATTTATTGGCCTTCAAGGAATTCGGCGGTTACATCGCCCAGTACCTTGCGCCAGTCATCGGCACAGTATTAGGCGGTGCGCTCCAGGTAGTTGGCAAAATTGCAGGCGGTGTCATCGATGTCATCGCTGGGGTCATCAAGGTAATCAACGGACTTATCGGCGGCGCAATCGATGGAATCAATGCCCTGATTCGCGCATATAACGCAGTGCCGCTATTGCCTAACATTCCAACAATTAACAAGCCAACACTCAACACCCCATCAATCTCCAGCGCATCAGTATCAGCACCTTCTATCCCATCCGCTCCATCAATGGCGATGCCATCAGTAAGCGGTGCATCATCAGGGGCAGCGGCCGCATCGGCTTCAGCTGCAAGGGCGCAGGCGCTTGTGCCAACAGTGACCATCGGCGGCGCACCTGCGGGATACCGCCCTGAAACCTTTACACCTACTGCAACCCTGGGTGGCGCACCTGCAAGCTATGTGACCAACAATGTGAACATCGGCGTGGCTGGTGATCCTGAAGGCGTAGCGCGTGCGGTAGTCGATGTCATCAACACTTCATATTATCGCGGTGGTCTAGGGGCGCAGGCGTACAAGCTATGACCCAGTGGACACCCGAATGGCAGTTACAAATCAACGGCGTGGATTACACAAATGTCACGCTGTCCACTTTGACAGTGGTTTCAGGCCGCACTGATATTTACAGCCAGCCCCGCGCTGGATATGCCAGCATCGAAATCATCAACCTAGATTTGACCCCCATCACCATCGATGTCAATGATGGGCTATCAATCCAGGTCAAAGATTCAACAGGCACATTTGTGAATGTGTTTGGCGGCTATGTGACAGATCGTGAGGTCTCAGTGACCACATCAGGCACAGGCGGCATCAATGAATCAATCCGAATCACAGCTTTAGGATCACTGGCCAAATTAACCAAAACGCTGACCGAGGGCGTGCTGTCAAAGGACTTTGATGGCAATCAGATTTACACAATTTTGAGCGCTGCCCTATTTAGCACCTGGGCAGAAGTGCCAGCGGCTTTGACCTGGGCAACCTATGATCCTGCAACTACCTGGGCAAATGCAGAAAATTCAGGGCTGGGCGAAATCGACCGCCCTGGCGATTATGAGCTGATGGCGCGATCATCAGATGTCACCGATATGTATTCGCTAGTTTCTGCGCTCGCTACATCAGGGCTGGGCTATTTGTATGAAGATGCTCAAGGCCGAATCGGGTATGCAGATGCAACCCATCGCACGCAGTACCTAGCAGCTAATGGCTACACCTCGGTAAGCGGCAATCACGCGCTATCGCGTGGAATCCGCACCATTCGCCGCCTGGGCGATTTGCGCAATAGCGTGACGATTACCTATAAAAACGGCCAGCAAGAGACTGCCCTAGACCAAGCCTCAATCGACCAATATGGATCGCAGGCCGAAAACATCAGCACATCACTGGAAAATGATTACGATGCAGAAGCCCAGGCAGAATTTTATCTAGGAATCCGCGCCTATCCACAAGATGTATTTGAGTCGATTACCTTCACCCTGGGCAATTCTGAACTCGATGACAGCGACCGCGATTCGCTTCTCAATGTGTTTATGGGCATGGCTGTGGACATCACTGATTTGCCAGCCAATATGGTCGATGGCAGATTCGAGGGATTTGTCGAGGGCTGGACTTTTAGGGCTGGATATAACCGCCTGGACATCACCTTAAATGTGTCACCTACAGCGTTCAGCTTGCAATCAATGCAATGGGATGATGTAAGTGTCGCAGAGACATGGAACACATTAAATAATACACTTGAGTGGAATCAAGCCATTATCGTGGCATAAGGAGCATATATGGCAACTACGACAACGAATTTTGGGTGGACAGTTCCTTCGGACACCGATCTAGTTAAAGATGGCGCGGCCGCAATTCGCACAGCTTTGGGCGGCGTTGATACATCGATGGTCGATCTTAAAGGCGGCACGACTGGCCAGGTGCTATCCAAAGCATCAAATACAGACATGGACTTTACCTGGACTGAACAGGATGACACCACACTTTCATTTAACGCACAGACTGGCACTACCTACACACTGGTGGCCGCAGATTTGGGCAAGCTAGTCACCACATCAAATGCATCAGCTGTGACAGTTACAGTGCCACCATCAGTATTTGCAGCGGGTAATCAAATCCATGTGCAGTCAATCGGCGTTGGCTTGACATCATTTGCGGCCGGAGCTGGTGTGACTATCACATCGACAGGTGCGACCGCAGCTGCGCCAATTCTTCGCGCTAGATATTCAGCCTGCACAATTATCTGCACCGCTAGCAATACATTTACCATCCTGGGCGATTTATCGTAATGAGTCCAATTATCGGGATTATGGCATCGCAGAATTATCCGCGAGTCACTAGTTCTTTTGAGTCTATTGCCACAGTAACAGTCGGTTCAGGTGGTACAACTAATATTGACTTTACTTCGATTCCTAGCACTTACAAGCATTTACAAGTTCGTGCCATTTTGCAGCAAAGCACACCAGACCAAGGAATTATGACCTTTAATAATTCTAAGGTTTCGGGAACGTATTACACGCATTGGCTTCGCGGTGATGGCTCTTCTACTAATGCTGGCGGTCAATCAAGTGACGTTATCAAATGGAGTCCGTATGGCACTACTTCAAGCGGTAGCACGTTTAACGTTATGGTTATGGATATTCTTGACTACACCTCAACCAACAAATATAAAACAGTTAGAGTTTTGACTGGAAAAGACACCAACGGAGCAGGAGATATTTCTTTGGTTTCAGGACTTTGGATTGAGGCTTTAGCAATCAACAGAATTACTTTCTTAGGTCAAGGTGCTTGGAATCAGTACAGCC